GGAGACAACCGCCTGGCCCTGCTGCGAGCCGAGTACGAGCGGGCTGTCCGCGATGCCATGCGCGAAGACCGTGAACGGGGCAAGGTCCTCATTAGGATTGGCCGCTGATGCCATACACCTACAGCACCCTCCTCAACGACGTCATCGCCAACATGGAAGAGGACTCCGAGGAGTTCGTCTCCGCGCTGCCGTCCATCATCGAGCGCGCCCAGTCCCACTTGCAGCGCCGCATCGACCCCATCAACATCATCCGCTTTACCGAAGTCTCGGTCAGTGCCGGCAACCGCACGCTGCCCCTGCCTTCCGATCTTCTAGTCCTCAAGTCCATTCAAGTGTGTGCGACGGACGGCTGGAATAATCTCCTCGAACAAAACAACGAGTTCCTCACCGCATACTGGCCCGACTACACTTCGGTAGCGCCCTCCAAGTACTATGCGCCCAAGGACAACTACTCCATTTTTCTGGCGCCCACTCCGCCTTCCGACGTCGCCGCGCTCGTCGAATACATTCCGCGCGTGACGATTCTCAGTTCCGCCCATCCCACTAACTACTTTGCGGATCGTGCCGACACCGCCTTCTTTGCGGCGGCCATGATGTACGCGAATGCCTGGACCAAGAACGCAGGCGCCGTCACCATCTGGAAGGCTATCCTCGATGAAGAACTGGCCGTCCTGAACAACGAGGCTTCCCGTGCCCGCAGGTCCGACGCCTCTAATCGCTATGACGGCTCGCCGGAGAACACCATTGCGGGGCAGCCGTAATGTCCGTTCTCGACATGTGGTCCGTATGTGACCGCTGCGGCTTCAACTACAAGCGGCGTCAACTCCGCAAGGAAACTACCAAGTTCGTCGTCTGCCATTCCTGTTATGACGGCAAGTACGACCTCAAGAACCATCCGCAGAACCGACCTTTCAGGCCGCGCCGCGAACTGCTTCCCGTGCCCGACGGTCGCGCCCAGCAGGATCTCACTGTCTATCTTACTACGGAGGCTGGAGGTTTCCTTCTTACTGAGTCCGGTGATCAGATCATCGTGACCCCAGTCGTTTGGAACCCTTCCCTAAGCTCGCCTGCATAGGACGCCGCCATGGACATCAAGCTCTTGTTCGATTTCGTCGCCACCTTCTTGTGGCCCTTGCTGATGGCGTATGGAGCATACTTGCATCGGGAGATCTCGGCTGTGCAAACCAAGTTCGAGGGCCTGCAAGAAGCTCATCACAAGCACGTCGCCCAGGTCAACAAGGACTTTGCCACTCGCGAGGTTGTCTCCGATCTTGAAAACAAGCTGACAACTGTGCTAAATAGGATCGACGACAAAGTAACACGCATCCTTGAGGAACGCAAGTAATGCCCTCGACATTCGACCCCCTTCTCCGCCTAGAACTCCAAGCGACTGGCGAGAACGCCTCCACCTGGGGCACCAAGACCAACAACAATCTTGAACTCATCGCTGCCGCCATCGCGGGTGCTACGCCCTTGGCGCTGTCCTCGGCAAACGTCTCTCTGACGGAAGCCAACGGCGCAGCCGATCAGGCGCGAGCGGGCATCCTAGTCTTGACCGGGTCGCTGACAAACAACGTGGACATTGTGGTGCCGGCCATCACCAAGACGTATGCCGTACTGCGACAGACATCGGGCGCCTTCAATGTAACCATCAAAAATACGAATGGTACGGGGGCCATCCTTCCCGCTTCGGGCGCCGATCTCGTAGTTTGTACGACTGCAACATGCGTCGCTATGCTCGGCAGCCTTAACATTCGTGTCACCGAGTAGCCATGTCGGCCACTTTTCAGGATCAAAGGCTTACCGAACTTAACTTCGACGTCGGCGTAGTTAAGGAGAAGACGCGCTTGGACGCGGGTGGCTTTTGGACTGAAGCCGACAAAATCCGCTTCCGCTTCGGGCGCCCCGAACTCATGGGCGGTTGGCAGCGCGCCGTAGACGTTTCTCAGGCCCCCAAGATTTCAGGCGTCCCCCGCGCAATCACCTCTGTAAGAAGCCGGCTGGGCGAAACTGCCGCCGTCATTGGGACTTCGCAAGGGCTTTTTTCCAGCGAACTTTCCACCTTCTACAATATCACACCGATTGTCTCCACACTAGCCGCCTCCAACATTCTGTCCACCACGGCAGGCTCGCCCAAGGTTATTGTCAGCGTCTCCGCACACAACCTCGAAACCACTTCTCTTGTCGAAATTGTAGGCGCTAACACTACTATTGGCGGCAACATCCAACTTTGCCCCGACGTTTCCACTGCCGTTACCTACAGCGTAAGTGTGCTGACCGCCAACAGTTTTGAAATTGATCCGGGCGTCACAGCGGTTGCTACGTCTGTGGCTACGGGCGGCTCCATTACGATCAACTTTGATTACGCTGCCGGCAAAGCCTCGACCAGCTTGCAGGCGGGCTGGGGCGCTGGTCCTTGGGGTGGCAGCACTGGCTGGGGCACACCGCCTGCCGGGGGAGTTCCCGTGCCTCTGCGCCTGTGGTCCTTGGACCTCTGGGGCACTAACGTCATGGCTGTCCCCTCGGGCGGCCCGCTAATGTACTGGGACACCGGCCTGAACATTAGAAGTCGTGCCACTATTGTGACGGCGGCTCCCGCCCTCAATCAAATTGTCCGCGTTGCATCTGAGGCTCGCCATGTCCTTCTTTATGGTACGCTCGATATTACCGGCGATTACAGCCCCCTACTCATTCGTTGGTGTTCGCAGGAAGACTTCACGGACTGGATTCCCTCCGCCACCAATACAGCGGGCGACTACCCACTGCCCAGTCGTGGCTCCGAAATCAGGGCCGTCAACCGGGTGAAAGACAGCACCGCTATTCTAACCGATAACGACCTCTTCATTCAATCCTATATCGGCGGCAACGACGTCTTCGGCTTCACGGCAGCGGGCGAACGGTGCGGTGTCATCTCCCGAAATGCAGCCGTCGAGTACGGCGGAACCCTCTACTGGATGTCTGCGAACGGGCAATTCTACCGTTATGACGGGCGACTCCAGCCCCTGCCGTGCACTGTCCTCCGCTTCATCTACGACAACCTAGACAGCCAGCAAGTTGCCAAAATCTATGCAGGCACCAATTCGACCTTCGATGAAATCATTTGGTTCTACCCCTCAATTAATTCGCCCGATGGCGAAAATGATCGCTACGTAATCTACAACACCAGAGAAAATCATTGGACCACTGGCTCACTGAACAGGACAGTCTGGGAAGACATCGGTACCTTTGACTATCCTATTGCTCTTGACAGCAATGCAGCCAACGTATTTTACCAAGAAATCGGCTACACTGCTGACGGCGAAACCCTAGCTGCCAACCTAGAAGGGGCGTACTTCGCTCAAGAGGCTGGCGACAACATCATGTTCGTCAACAAATTTGTACCGGACTTCAGCAATCTTGCCGACAGCCTACCTTATGTAGGCACGCTCCAAATCTCTTTGCAGGCGCGCAAATATCCTGGCGGACCCATTACCACAAAAGGCCCCTTCGCCATTACCAGCGACACACAAAAAGTTTCGATGCGCCTGCGAGGCCGTGAGCTTGCTTTTCAAATCCAGTCTTCCACGTCTTCCGACATACCGTGGCGGATGGGCCAGTTCCGTATGGCAATCGAAGCGGACGGCCTCCGATGACCCGGCGCATTTCCTCTCGCACACTTCCCGACGCCCCTTCCGAATGGGACGCCTCCTCGAAGGCCGCTTGGAACCGCCTCACTTCCGTCCTCGAACAAAGCGACCTCTTCGACCTCGGTCGGCGCACTCGTCCCCAGTTCATTATTCAGGGCACCGTCAGCGCCCCTCTCACTGTTGACATGACCAATCCCTCTGTCACTGCCCTAACCAACGTCGTCGGTAAACTCTTGCTCGCCCTACAATCCTCTAACTTCGTCGACGTCCGGTAGGTTTACTTTCTAGTATTCCCGTGCTATAATACGCATCAGAAGGCCTGCCATGTCCGACACAAATTCCTCCCCCTTCGCCGCGACTACCGCTCTGGAAACGCTTGTTCCCAGCGAGGAGGACTTTACTGTCAACACCATGGCCCCCGCCCTAGATGCTTTTGCTCCCATCGAAGAAGACTTCACCGTCACCACGATGGCCCCTTCCCAATCTTTTCCTTC